TCTTAGTTTTGCAATAGGATCATTATCAAATTGTGAGGTAATTTTTTTCTCTTCACTTAAAAATTCTTCCATAGACTCAGCGATCAGTTGTGCTTTTCTTGCTTCAATTTTTTGTGACATCATTCTTGCCTGCATTTGCATTTGTGGATTTTGCTGCATCGCTGCAACTGTTCTTAATTCTTGTGCAAACTCAAGTTCAACTTGTTCTTGAGCCATTAAACTGATGTGTTCAAAAATATTTTTTTCTAACGCCGCCATCACCGGTGGATTATTTCTTGCCATGTTTGTTGCCATGAAAGACAAGTGCGCTTGAATATGTGATCTGTGATCTTGCCCTGGAAACGCTTGGAATGGTCGCCCTGCAAGAGCATTGATATGCTCTAATGCAGGGTCCATTGGTTGTGGGGGTTGTGGTCGAATTAGTATTTGATCAACGTCTTTTACACCGATTGCTTCATACATGTTTCGGTACGCTTGATATAAATTATGTATTTGTGGATTGGACATTGCCAATTGCAATTCCGTTTGCGCAAGGGAGATACGCTGTGTCTGAGAGAATATATTTGGATCTGCAACTGGCAATATATCTACCCTGTCATCAAAGTCAGACTGTTTGATGAGACGTTGTCCTCCGACAACATCGTAAGGATATTCCTGGGGTAGATAAAGCTTAAAAACTCTTGATAGTAATCTAAATTCTTTTTTGAGTGCTGCGTAAATTCTTTTGTGAATCGCAGACATGGTTCTGCTTCCTCTTTCTAAAAGCGCAACTGTCGTTCCCACTGCAGCGCCTTGATTCCCGTCTCCTACTTGCATGTCAGCTATAGATGCAAAACGCTGACCTGCTTGTACAACGACACCCAATAAATTTAAAAGAGTTTGAGATGGCTCTTTAAATGGTAGAGTCATAAACGCATCTCTAATATTCCCACCTGGAGCGTCTACATCTCTAAACTCTCCTGGTTGAATAGACTGTGCGTCATCTCGAATTCGGATACCTCTTTGTTTAAAACCTGCTGGTAAATTTGATAATGTTCCAGCATCTAAGAGTTGTCGTAAAGCAGCTGTGGCTGTTCTAGATAATCCACCGATCATGTGAATTAAACCAAAACCATAAAAGCCAAGGCCGGGTAAAAATTTAAAATGTACAAAGTAAGAAATTTTTTTCTTTAATGGATCTCCTGCTTCATAGTTTCTTCGAATAGATAAAACTTTTCTTGATCCTTCATCCATGGTTACAATGTATGGAATCTTAATACCTGTTGGTTCACCGTTTGTGTCAACGTCTTCAAAACCTTCTAAATCTAAATTAACATGACACTCAAGTAATGTGAAAACATCTTCGTCTCTTCCTGATTTTGAAGTGCCTTCAAGTTCGAGTTCTTTTTTCTCTAAATCTGTTAAATTATTTTGACCAGGCTTAATATCAATGTCTCTATAAAAACCAGCCACTTGTTGTTTTCTTAATTCGTTTTCAGAAATTTTTACTTTGTGAATAATTGCTTCGGCATCATCTAAACTGGTTGCAGTATACGGTACAATAAGTTCTTCTGCTGGAACAAACTTAGATACCGCTCTTTGCATCATGTCATCGTAATAAACTTTTTTAAATGCAGAACCTGCAAGAGGTAAATAGAATAACATCTGATCAAAGTCAGGTTCATACTCCATCATCTGATCCATGATTTGATAATTCATGAAATCTTTTACACGATTAGCCTGTTGTGTTTTTTCTGGAGTTTGTAATCCTACCACTTGCGTTCGAACAGGTCCGTTCGCAGGAAGTAATTCTTTGTACGCCAAAGCTTGGAACTGTGTCGCTGCTTCTGCTAAAACAGGGTGGGTTGCACCTGACGCACCTGAAAATGGTTCAGTACGATTGTTGTACTTAAACCCTAACAAGTCAAGTCCCTCTGTGTAAGTTCTTTCCCAATCTTTTCTAGAATTTTTGTAATCTAAATAATTTTCAAATAAACGTGAGCCTAACATGTCAAGTTGTTGTTCTTCAACAAAGTCTGCTAGATTCGCATTGAAATCTGTTGCTTGTCCTTGTGCCATTGCATTCGGATCAAAATTAATTTCTACGCCACCATCTTCAAGTTCAGTCACTTCCGTGTCTGCTTGTTCACGCAGTTGCTCTTCCATCTCAACCGCTAAGTCTTCTGTTGTCTCTTCAGGTTGTTCGCTTATGTTTGGTAACGTTTTGTCTACGGCCATATTTTCTCTCCAGTTTCACTGTTTTAACAGTATTATAGTTATATTCAACCCCCTGCGGTTGTGGTCCTGATTTCGGAGGTATCGTTGTAGTTAATCGTTTAATAGTCATCTGGGTCCGGTGGATCATAGTCTCCATAACGATCAGTTAAATCTTCATGGGGAAATGCTTCGATACGTTCTTTTTTTTCTAATTGTTTAGCTTGAGCTTTTTTATCTGTCTTACCTGTTGCAAATTCTTCAACCTTATGCCAGTTGCTTGCTGAACCTTCTAAATCTGTATCAAGAGGTTCTAGATCAATATCATAATCATCTGGACTAGATGCTCTTCCAACCACTCGATCTTCTGTTACAAAAAACTCTCCATCACTACGCATTGGAATTCCATCATCGGTAATACCGTCTATTCGATCCGGTCTAAAGTACAATGAAAACTCTCCATCGTTTGCACCTAAACCTGGTGAATCAATGTCAATTCTTATTTCACCCGTATCTGGATTTTCAAATAAAAAATATTTATCTGTTAAAGCACCATCTGATTCTGGGTTGGGAACTTCTAATTTTTTAACCGTTTCTCTTGTTGTTGTCGTTTTAACATTTACACCTGGAACATCAATTCCCTCTTTTGCAATTTTTTCTACAAGTGGTGCAAACCAGTCAGGTGTTCCTGTGGGTGCATCTTTTAAAACTTTTTTTGCTATAGGGGTTTTTAATTGTTTTACACCGCCTCGTATCCCGCCAATAATCGCGGCGATACCTGCGGCTAGTTTTAAAAAACCTCTTCTTCCTATTTTACCAAACCCACCTTTTTTAAATCCAAGGCGTTCAAGCTCTTCAAAACGTTTATTAAGTTGTTGGTCTTGGTCTTTAAAATAATCTAACACAGACTCACCTGTTTCTTTTAAAAATTTTCTAGGTGTTGAACCCTCTACTTTTTCTGCATAACGCTTTTCTAATTTTTCTTCTGCTTTTTGAAACTTTTGTTGAAGCGGACTTCCTTCTTGTAACTGATCTAATTCTTTGTCTATAATCTGAGCGTTTTCAATAAGTCTTTTTTCAAGAGGACTTTTTTCTCCTGGTGAAAATATTTCTGCGTATCCAGTATTTACTCCTGGTTTTCCAAAATATTCTAAAGTGCCTACATCTGCTATAAATTGTTTTTTTCTGTTCACAAGATCTGCATATTTTACTACATCAGGATCAAAGCCAGATTCTTCTACAACTTTTTCTAATCTTGTTTTTCCAGCGCCTGCTAAACCAAAAAGAGTGTTGCCTAATATTTCATCAAAGTCTTCACCTCTTGCGTAAGCAGGTATGGCAAAGGCTGCTTCAAAACCAACTTCAGCAATTAAACCACCCAGCACACCTCCTATAAATTTAGCAGCCGGTGTTCCAATCTTTTTTAATTTTGATATTTCACTCTTAAACAATCCTTCTGCATCAAAAGGATTCATAGATAATTTATTGTTTAGTCTATTTAATACTTCTCTAGTCTCTGGGTCTACGTCTAATTGTTGAAATAAATCTGGAGTTTTTTTAATATTTGTTTTTAAAGCTTTCATGATATCAGTGCCTGTTTCAAGCACTTTTGCTTTAGATGAAAAATTTAATTTTCCATCTACTTGTTTAATACTTATATCGCCTAAATAATTATTATATCGCTTATTAAAACTATCTTTTACCGCGTTCATTTTTTTTATTATTTTTGGTTTATCCTTATCAGGTGTTGCTTCATATACTCTAATTAATCTATTAATTTTAGAATCAAATTGTGTTCGTTTAACGTTTTGATTAAAGTTTTCTCCTACTGGATTTACTTTTGCAAATTCAATTTCATCTGCATAACCTAACTCAATAACAGATTGTGGAATTTTATGATCAAAGTTTATGTTTTCAGCTATGTTTAAAGTTTCTTTTGCACCATCATATTTTTTAGCTTGAATCTGTGTAATAGCTTTAGAGGCAAGCTCAAACTGTTTTCTATATTTAGGATCTACTTTATCTTTTAAGTAATTTAAAAGATTAGGAGTTCCTCTTATAGGTTGTTTTATAAATTTTAAATTTTCAACAATATCTTCATTAATGTCTTTCATTAATAATCTTGTTATAGGCCCTTGTAAGCGTTTATTAATTCCAAGTTCTGTTAGTCTTTTATTATTCAATAATTGTTTTCTAATATCGCCTTTTGTTTTAGTTGTAACTTTTTGAGATAAAATATCATTTAAATCATTTAAAACTTCATCTCTAACTTCAGGATTAAAATTATATAAAGATGCATTAAAGATTTGATCTAATGAATACTTTTGTAATTTATAACTTGGTGTTGCTCCTGGAGTTTTTGTTAGTTTAATATCATCAAAAAATAACGGTTTAAATTTGGTTAAATTGTCTTCGGTAAAAGTTAATGATTCTTTTAAGAACGGATGGTTTTTTCCAAAAACTCTTTTAAATCCTTTTTTTAAATCTTTTACCGTGTCATAGTTTTTAGAATTTTTAATTAACCAATCTTCTCCGTTTGAAAGTGTTGTCTTAATTTGTTCTCTAGTTCCAGCTGTTGATGATTTTTTCATTGCGCTTTCTAAATCTAAATTTTTAAATGCTTCTCTTTCATCTAACATATCGTAGATGGTATCTGCATCTAATTTTGTTTTTTCAACAAACTTTTCTAATCCTTTTGGATTATTTATAACTTTTGATAAAGCTTTTAAGCCTTCTTTGTCTAAAACTCCATTTGGATTGGCAGCAGTTTTTTGAAATAAAAAACTAATATCATCTTTTGCGTGTGCTTTTATAAACGCATCAATAAGATCATTTGCTCCTCTACCCGTTAATAAATCCTCACTTCTTCCTTTTGGATTCGGTGGACCTTTTGCAAAACCCTCTCGCTCCACGACGCCACCTGCTTGCATCTCGCTGCGCGCTGCTTGCATCTTAGGATCTTGATATACAATAAAATCGCGCGTCAGATATTTTTTAGGACGCATCGCCTTTCTAAAATCACTAATTTTCATATTACAATCCTAACAAATAGTTTAGGCCGCCCTCGGCGTTTAACTTTCTTTTCTTTTTTGTAAGTGGTTTTTCACCGGGTAAAGGTTTTGTATCTTGATACTCTTGAAACATTTTATTAAAGATGTCATCAAACATATTAGGATCATCATCTTTAATGTCTAAAAGTTGATCTACTTCTTTTTTAGTTTTACTTATTTGTGTAGAAGCTTTTCTTTCTGCTTCTTCAGGATCAAATCGATATTCAGATTTAGATGGTAAGTTTTTATATTTTCTCATCCTTAAATCATCATACATTGCTTTATCACCTCCGAGTTCTTCTACTTTTTCCAACACTTTTAAATCATCAATCCTGTCGTTTTTTAACATTGGAGTTTGTAAAACTTTAATCAAACCCTTTAATCTTGCTTTTTCAGCTCTGATCCAAGCTGTGCCATATTTATCTGAAAACGTTTCGGTAACGTATGGAACACCTGCGTCATCCATTTCAATCACGCCTCTTCCGGCACTACGTTTAACCTTTTTAATTTTACCTGATAAAAAATCATCAATTTGCTTAACAGGAATTTGTTCATTTTTTGCAAGCTCTAATAAGTCTTGTCTATCTTTGTAAATTTTTTGTCTAATTTTTTTTAAATTAGTCTTTGGTGCTTTACCTTTTAAAATAACAGGCAGTCCTGACTTTTCTCCTTCAGGAACACCAGGATATTTTTTTCTAGACTCATAAACCTTGCCGCCCGCTTCTCGAATCTGTTTTTCAAAGTTTTCTAAATCATTCATTGTCTTGATTGGAATGCCAGCTTTCTTAGCTTGTTCAATTAGATCAACAAGATCTGCTGCTCGGTCAGCTCCCATCTTTTTAGTTTTTACAAGTTTGTTAATCAATCTCATAATTCCACCTGCTGCCATACCCACACGACCGCCTTCTTTAAAATCTAATTTATCAATATCCGTAATTACAGAATTTGGTGTTCCAAAGTCTTCGCCTGGCTCATCAAAAAAACTAACATACTCTACGTTTTGTGGTTCGCCTTCAAGTGGATCTGTTATGTCAGGATAGTTATCCGGTGCGGTTTGATTTTTTCCAAACTGAATTTTTTCTCTCAACTCTTGTGTTGCTTCTTCTAAATTTTCAAAATCTTTTGCATCAATTCCTTCGCCTCGTATAATCATGTATCTTGCATCGGCTGCTGCGTCTCTTACATTTTTTGGAAACTTATAATTCTCTTCAATCTCATATCTTAGAATACCACGAGCCTCATCCGTATTGCCTGCGCTCAGTGCATCCTCTGCAGCTTCAAACTGACGGTAAGCTTGATTCATTCTCTCTTCCATTTCACTTTTATCAACATAAACCGTTTTACCAAAACTTTTATCAACCACTTCAGGTCTTCCTCGTTGTGGTCCACCTGGTGTCTCGCCACCTTCTCTAGATTGTCTTGCTTGTACGTTTTGTGCTTCTAATTTTTTCTTAACCGCTGCTTCTGCTTTTTCTTTATCCTTCAAAGGTAAAGCTTCAATTTCTGCTCTTGGTAATTTTCTTTGATCAACTTGTGTAAAAGTTGGTGGCTCTGAAGTCATTCGTCCTTTAATTTCTTCATTCGATAAATAATCGTCAATCAACTGATCTGCATTTTTGTCCATGGTTTTTTCCATGACATCAATGTCATCTAAATTTTTACCTTTGGCTTGATCTAAATTATGAGTTAAAGCTCCGTCTAAAACCTGTCTGGCTTGACTTTGAATTTCTTTGATCTCTTGTCCTTGCGGAAAACGTTTGTTGCTTCTGACGAAGACCTTGATCAGTGCTTGTACTATTTCTGCTATTTTGCCCATATATAATTTTCCCGTTTACAGTCGGTAGGACCGTAAGGACATTAATAGTACGTTTTAGGGGTTTGTTCAACAGTTTCTTCCACATAGTCTTCAGGATGTTCAAGAAAGCCTCCTTGTCTGAATCGCATGACGGCTTGTGTTGTCGAGTCCACCAGGTCGTCATGATCCCCGTATGGAAACGCTGCGCACTCCTCAATCACCTCTTGAGCAAATTGTTTCTCGGTGGGCGCCCATATGCATCCACTTTCAAATAGAGGTGCAACTGAGTTAACACGTGTATGTTTATCATTTCCTTTGCTCGGTGTAAAGTTTACCACCGGTATCCCCATCTGGCGTAATTCGTAAGTT